TGAACATCTTGGTGCCATCCTCATTACGAGCACGAACAATAAGACTTTCAACCAATGCTTCCACAGTCTTGCCCTGTTGGCTTAATTCTAGAATCTTGCCTTCTTCTTTGAGACTGACTGCTGACTTATAATAGACCTTTGTTTCCCATTCAGGAACATCAATCACTTGCATTGCACCTGAAATTTGATTACGGAAGTGCGCCGTTGCTGTGTCTAATACTTTACTCATTTTGTTTTTCCTTTGATTGCGGTTAGAGTAGGTCCTATGATGCCTTTTGGCGCCTGACGGCTCGCTCCTGCCTCTAGTCTTTCAATGTAAGGAACCCTGTTTGTGACTTCAAATGCTGTCTTGGTGTCTGTCTTAGTCCACTTAGAACGAGCATTACCCGTCTTTACTGGCGTCTTGGCACGAGCTTCTTGTAGAGTGGTGTTGCCCAAGTCTGTTAAGAATTGATTCAACTCACGCTTCAAGTCGCTGGTAATTGTGCTAGAGCCAGTAAAGGTGACTTTCATTATACCGCAGTAGTTGAATAGGTTGTTGCGCCAGTTCCTTGGAAGGAAATTGAGGCTTCAACCATACCATCAAATGATGAATTCACTGTATAGCCTGTCACAATCACATTGCCTGTGAATGCGTAGTCACTTGTAGATGAATAGTTTTCTTGAATGTAGAACTTGACTGCAACACCACTGGCACCAACCAATCCTGATGTTGGATTGAATGTTGTTTCGTATGTGTCAAAGTCAGCGGCATCAAAATACACATCTGCAGAACCTGAGAATTGGCTTAGTCCACCAATATAAGTTCTAACATCTGTGCCCATTACTGTTGTTTCAATTGTGTCTTCAGTCATTTCAACTGAGAAGTTGCGAACTGAAGCCACTGCATTACCGTTTACGGTAAGTGCTCCATTGTTTCCTGTTAAATTAGCCATTGTGGTCTCCTAATTAGGCTGTGTATGTGCAAGCACCAGAACCTTGGAAACTGATAGATGCTTCTACCATACCGTCCATTGAACTGTTGACTGTAAAGCCAGTGATGATAACTTCACCTGAGAACTTGCCTGCTGTGTCAGCAAGATATAATTCTACGGTCAGTGTTGCTTGACCCACTGTGCCACTGGTTGGGTTTAGAACTGCGTGAGTGGCAATGGTTCCTGTAGAGGCTGCTGGATCAAAATAGATGTCAGCACTTCCACTCCAAGAACTCAAACCATTTAGATATGTTCTAACATCAACACCCATTGTGGTTGTTTCAATTGTGTCTCTTGTGAGTTCAACTGAAAAGTTTCTTACTGATGCGATGGTTGCTACTGAACCACCTACTGATGCGTCTAATTTTACAACGCCGTTGTTTCCTGTTAATATGGCCATTATTCGTCTCCTTGTATATTAATATTGGCTTCTTCTACGGCTGTTGCGGTCGCCTTAGACTTCACCGGGGGCTTGAGACGAATAATTTCTTCTCCTGCCTGTTCTTGTGATGCAGAGGCCTGAGCCCATCCTGCTGATTGCATCATTTCTAGTTCTTGAGGTTGACAGTATCTAGTCATACCTTTCTTTGTAAGCTCTATCTTCATACTGCTCCTCTTAGGTAATTGTAAGTGACAACATAGGTGATGACAAACTCTGCCAACGGTGGTTGTCGATCTATGATCTCCACTCTTGTTATTTGGCTATCAGTCACGCCACTGGCAATTAAGTCTCTATACCTATCGCTGTCTAGTGCTTCTTCAATGGCTTCAATTAGATCATTACGCTGACGATCTAGTTCTGTGCCTCGCACATAGGCACGAATTGAATACTCAATCCGGCCCATACGACGACCCGCTCCCGGGGCACCCATTGTGATTGTTTCTCTGTCTTCTACTGTAGGCTGCACAAATACAGCAGGAAATTGTGTGATAGCCATTTCTTGTATCACAACAGGTTCGCGGCTCACAAACACTGGGCGTGGGTCCGTCATTTCCTTAAGCACCTTTACAATGCTTTCTGCTACCTGTTGGCGTATATTCTGTGCCATTGTTATCTCTTGAGTCTTAGACTAGTGACTGAAGCACTTTCGCTCAGTGTCAAAGTGTTGTTGTTGTCAATGTCATACTCAACACCTTCACGGAGTATAAGATCCATTTCGTGTTCAAAACGCTTTGAGTAGTAGTCCATCATGACTTGGAACTTGTCTGGTTCCGCACCTGAGAACTGAGTTAGTTTAGGTGCAATGTGATAGGCCAATGCGTGATAGACAGTGGCCTGAGTGAATTGTGTGCTTGTGAGTAGTGTGGCATCAAAGGCCACATTGATTAGATTGGTGTGTGCTTTTTGATATGCTAGATACCAACGCACTTTAAGCACACGGTTGATTTCAGTTTCGCTACGGGCTAGTTCTACATCCCAATCCAATACGCCATAATCTTGTATTGTGGGTTCAACCTGTTTGAGGTCGTCAAAAGTTGCATAAGCCATAGTAGCGGATCCTTTCCGTAAATTGTAAATGCAAGTCCTTCTTGCACTCAGTATTTAGCGAGGTCAAAAGAAAAGGCACGAATTAAGGTGCCTTTGAAGAGATCCTAGACTAGACTATTTCTGTTGATACACCGTATAGACTTGTCCATTGACCACAACACGACTCTGTCCTGGCATAGGCTGTGGGCTCCAAGCGGCTCCCACCTTGTAGGGTATGGGCTGTCCTGGATACCAAGTGTTCTTGCCGTCATTGTAAGCACAACCTGATGTAAGCAAGACTAGAATTAAGATGAAGGGTTTCACTGCACACCACCCTTCACGGTGCAGAAAGAAGGCGTCATACCTTCAGCAGTTGTCACAATGGAGTCACTCATTGCAATTTTATTTAATTCATCCTGCCAGTATTGCAGTTCATTGACACTCTGTTGCCAATTGTCTTGTGATTGTTTGACTCTTGCTTCTAGATGTGCAATATTGGCCTCAATGCCTGCGACACCTAGTTGTGGTTTAGGATCTGGTTTCATAATCTTTCTTTGCCTGTTGATAAATTTGTTTGCGATGTTGTCTATCACGGAATAATAAACTGCCCTTGTCCTGACTTTGTTCACGGAGAAATACTGTGTGCAAGAGTTGAGTCTTGATGCCTAACTGATTACACTCTTTGGCCCAATACAAATCTTCTAAGGCTGGTAGATATTCATCTTGATAGGGAATGTTTTTATCACTGATCACATAGAACTGACTGATTTCTGTAGTTTCACGCCAATGGTGAACACCATCATCCCAACCCGTGCTATTATACTTTAGTATGCCCATCTTGTGATTGGAGTTTAGAGTGTAAACACCATTGGCGATAGGCTTCTTTAACCATTCTGTGGTAAGATAGCGATGCGTGTATAGAGTGATATCATCGTCTGCCATTATGAGAATATCTCTATCTGATTCTTTAAAACTCTTGATTATGTTGTTTCTACCAACCGCAGGTAGATAGCCAGTGTTATCCCAGAGCACTACCTCCCAACCTTGACTAGCCCACCAATCAATTGTTTTTGTTGTTATGTCAGCACGGCCCTTACAGGTCAGCAGATCAATACGATTGCCTGTGGCAGCAACATCAAATAGATTTGCAAATAGCATTGAATATTTAACCTGGCTGAGTTAGGCTGTCTAGCCAATCTGCGTATTCATCTTGATACTGGCGCCACTCGTCCTCAGTCATGTCATATTCTAGCCAGGGTGTCATTCTGCCACCTCATAATATTTGTCTAAGTCGCCACCTAACTTTTCAAAGATGCGTGTTTGTAAATCATTTAATGACTGAAATTCACTTGGACTCAAGTTATCAGTGTCTTCTACTGCCATTTGCTCGCAGGCTAAATCCCAGGCTTGATCCATTAAATCTTGTAAGTTCATTCTGTCACCTCAATATGACGGAGATTGGCTGCAATATAGCGATCCACATATTCTGGATGCTTTTTTTGGATATGATAAAATTCGCCGTAAAACCAATCCAAATCTTTGTAATTGCGTTCGTAAAGGCTAACAAATTCTTCGTATGTCATTATGATGTCTTTCTGTGTGTTAAAAATATAGTATAGCAGGGAACGGGCTAGAAGTCAACAGAAAATCTAGCCAAAAGAAAAGGGCCTTGTGAGCCCTTTTCCCAGTTTGCAAAGAAACTGCTTTGGATTAAGCGTCAGCCAATGTGCTGTCTGCGCTGATCTTGATACCGTATAGGTCATAGATCTCACCAACTGCATAATGGCAACTAGCGATGATGTCATCACCTAGGTAAGAAGCACGACGCTGAGTTTCGATAGTGATATCGCCAATCATTGCCAAGCCTAGTGCATCACGGTGAAACACAGCACCAATTGAGTCACCAGTTGTGTCAGTGATGTTTGCACTTTCAAACACTGGAACTCCAAACAATGTGCCTACATAACCAGTTCTCATTGCATCATTCTGGATGACGCCAGCGGCTGGATTAGCATAGGTATTGGTCAATGAAGCCTTCAAGTCATAGGCAACATATGGGTGAAGAACACAGGCCAAGTTTTCGCTTGGAACTGCATTATTACGCAATTTTGCAATAGCGTTGGCTAATAGAGCAGGTGTAAAAGTTGTAGAGTTTGAACCAACAGTTGTTGCAAAGTTAGTGAACAAGGCAATTAGGTCCTTGTCAATCTTCTTGGCAATTGCTTCACCAAACAAACGACCAATGTCTGCAACCACATTGCTTGCACTAGATGTGCGAGCC